AGCAAAGATATAGTTCCACTTTGCAAGTCCAAGATAATGTTCATTTATTTGATCACATTTTGGCATTTTGTGCGTTCGAGTTATAAGCTCTGCAGCTTTTTAATTTTTGCTGCTGCGATAATTCGTCGGGTGTCTAAGGTTAGTGTACATCTAACCTCAGGCACATCAGCCGGCCCTGTCTCCTTACTTGATAGGGTATTCACACGCATTATTTGGTGGTCGTTGTCCGCTCCATTCTGTGATGCGGATAACTTACGTTCTAAATTTCGGGATATTCCCTTTGTTGAAGCTAGAGTTGATGTAGGTCATACACATCCGCTTGCCGCTGGTGGTCGCTCATCTGCTGGTAGTAAACCTTCGGGTTTCTCATTCAGATTTGCCTCACATGTTAATTTGCAGCTTTATTGTGTGCAAATGTCACTTGCTGACCAGCGTTACAAGCGCATGGGTTACAGATCCGTGTTTTGGGCCAAAGATATGTCCACACCGGCGCAATTTGATATTGTACCTGAAGATGCTTTGGTGTCTTTAGTGGATGTAGATTATTACCCAGACATGCCATCGTGGCTCACATCAAAACCATGGCGAAACAAACCACATCTTTTGTATACCAACACTCCATTGTCAGCTGGCTCTACTGGTGTGAATAACACTAGTTACTGTTTTAACGCGAACAATGAGTTGGTAGCAAGAGTGAGTGGTGGGGGTGAATATACACACCAATTGTGGGATTGGAATCATGATTGTATCATTGTTCGCAAGAGATATTTTCGTTGGTTGCCCATCACATATTGTTGTGTATACCTCGTAGAACGTCGTACTCATGACGAGAATAGTGACAGATCACTCATTCTTCTCACACCTTTAGGTGAATGGCGGTGGTGGTGTGCCTGGTTGACCGGGTTCATCACCGGCAAGGAACTTCAGAGGTTGAAAGTCACGAGTGATGGCTTCGTTAGATTTCAGATCATACGTGCTGATGGCATGTATGTGACGACAGGGAAAACTGGCAGTTATACCAGTACAACCATTCCTGTGGGCGTTGATGACGCGATTAGGAGTTATGCTGCAACAAAACATGTTCAATTGACTTTGGCTGATATTCGGTCAATGGCTAATTTGGACAGTCTTAAAGCCGCTATACTCCTCGAATATTATCGTGCCACCTTGCCCCGGCCATGTCCGGTTGTTATTGCTCCTGAACGGGGAGTACACAGTTTTTCCTTCAATTTCGACCCATCACAGATTAGTAAACCCATGATACAATCCTACATGTCTCCCATTATTGATGGGTGTTGGGCACCTACCCGTACACCCGGCAATGTTGTGAGATGTGTTAAAGGACGTATCACAAATCTGCAGAAAGAGTTGGTTGTACCTCCGAAGAAACTCGAGCAGCTCTTCATATTTATGGATGAGTTTATTGAGTTATTCGCTGGTGATGCAAAACATACTCTTGATCCTGTTGACCCCGCCACGATTTATGATCGGCAACCGCGCCCTAATCAGCGCAGCATTTTGGACCGCGCCGTGCTTTGTAATGACATATACAATGGTAGAGATCGCCCACCAATGGATATGTCTATGAAAGCAGAAGCTTATGATGGTCCTAATGATCCCAGACCGATCACTGTACCGAATGGTGTTGATAAATACGAATATAGCGCTTTTATGTACTCTTTTTCTGATCATCTCAAGAACATGCACTGGTATGCTTTTGGCAAAACACCTTTTGACATTGCTGAACGGGTTACTTATCTGTGTGGCAATGCCAAATGGATTGTTGCCTCAGATGCCAGTCGCTGGGATGGTCGGTTGAGTGCTTTGCTACGTATTTTCGAAGAAAGACTTTATGTCAATGTTCAAACCTAAATGGCACAGACAATTGTCTGTTCTCATCCGCGCCATGTTTGGATGCTACGTGCGTACCACTTTTGGGTTGATGTATCAACTATTGTATGCACGGGCATCCGGTGTGCCTGAGACTTCAGCGGATAACTCCGCTGATAATGCTTTTATTGCCTTTTGTGGTTTAAGAATGACTGTCCGTCATGATGGATGCCGGTTCAACAAGTTTGAAGCGTGGAATGCTTTGGGCATTTATGGTGGTGATGATGGCTTTACGCCAAATGTTGCCACCAAAGCCCTTATTTCCGCTGCTGATACAGTAGGACAGGTATTTGAGACAGAAGAAGTTCCACGTGGTGCATTAGGAGTTAAATTCCTTGCCAGGATTTATTCTGACAAGGTGTGGTTTGGTGATTCTAACAGTATGTGTGACATTTCCAGACAGATGGCTAAATTTCATAGTTGCGTCATTCTGCCTGACAATATCACACCTGCTGAGAAATGCATTACCAAATCATATGCTTTTTACCTCACTGATGCCGAAACCCCGATCATCGGTGACTATGTCACTGCCCTCCTCGATCACGTACCTGAAAATGTGGCGCATAATACAATTCATGAACACGTTAATTCATTGGACGGCCTTGTGCCGTTCGATGTAGCGCGTACTGGCTGCGATCCTTTAGTCCAGTATTCAAATGAACGTGCGTCATGGATGTATGACGTCTGCAATCGTGATATTCCTGGTTTCGACTGGGAATTGTTCGAGAAGGCCCTGGCCAATTGTCACGACATCGATGATTTCCTCCACATGCCTTGCTGCTGTGAGGCCAAGGGGGACAATACTGTCGTCACTAGCAAATCTGGTATGAGCTACGAAGTCGATGGACAGATCTATGGTAACGGCAATGATGATGCTGCTGACTTAATTGTCGGCTCTGCGTCACATTATCGTGAAGAACATCCTGTCCAGGTTGACAGCGTCCTGCAAGCCTTGCGTGACGCTGTAGACAAGCAGCTCAATGCCACAGGGAAAAGAAGGGACATCAAGACGTTGCGCCCGCAAAGAGAACATGCGGGCATGAACTTAAAACGTCGAGAGAAATCGTTCCCCTCTTCAAAGAAATTTCAACATGCCACCAAAGAAAAATACAAAACAGCCCGGCAAGCGCAGGCTCCTAAACGTGCCTAAGCAAGCCGCGGCAAGTGACAGCGTCAGGGCTGCCGCTCTCGGATTCACTCCTACCGAAGCTGATATTGCCCTTTTGGGTTGTCTTAGCAACGTCAAGGATTGGGTCAAGAATGGTCATGAGTTACCCAGACTCACTGACACGTTTTGTGGTGATACATTTGCGATATGCCTCTCCTACACTGCTGACGTATCTGTTGGCGTGGATGGTACGTGTGTCGTACAGTTCCAACCAAAGTACCATGATGATTTGGCTCCTGCTATGATCGTCACGGTTGGTAACACACCTGCGGCTGGAACTGTGTATCCATCAAATGAAACCACTGAGTTTGCTGCAATCTTGCAAGGTGGCGTCGCGCAATCTGAATACCGCATTTATGGTGCGGAAATTGAGATTCAAACGACTGCCCCATTGCAAACTCGTGATGGTTTCATGCAAGCTGGCTATTCCATGCAAGCGATAAACACGGGTGCTGGCACTTGGTCCACATGGGTCAATGCCGTCACTGGCCTTCGTGAAAACAAGGCCATCTTTAGCTTTGCTGATGACCGTGGTTGTCGTATTCGCTGGTTCCCCAGTGATGCCGATGAATGTGAGTTTGTTGTGCCTGGCAGCGGGACAGAATACTCTAACAATCAGATCAATAACATGCCTACCATCTGTGTTTCAGGTGTGACGGCTGCGACTGATTTGCATGTTGAAGCATGGGCACTCATTGAGATCAAACCGGGTCATCGTACCCTTCACAAAGTGAGTGCATCTCCGTATGGAACTGCCCTACCTGCAGTGCTTGCCATTCTTAACCGGCAACCGAAGATTGTTAAATTTGGATCATTTGCTAGTGCAATTGCTGCCATGCGTAATGCTTCCAAACACTTTCTTCAATTTGCTGGGAAAGCTGCCCCTGTCGTTGGCAAGGTGGCTGCGACATCTGCACCTTTGGTGGCGTCTATGGCGCCGCTGATTGCTGCAATGTTGTAGTAATCTTGTCTTCTGTTACTTGTTTG